GAAAGGGACATTGGGCGGGAGACCGCAAGCAGACGACGCTGTGGCAGATCGCCAGCCGCGATCAGGATGCCGAGACCGTGCACGGCACGCAGAAGCCCGTGGAGTGCATGCGCCGCCCGATCCTGAATAACTCGGCCCCCGGCCAGGCGGTCTATGAGCCCTTCATGGGATCCGGCACCACGCTGATCGCGGCGGAAACCACGGGGCGCGTCTGCTACGGCATCGAGTTGAACCCGGCCTATGTCGATGTGGCCATCGAGCGCTGGCAAGCCTTCACCGGCGAGGACGCGGTTCTAACGGAGACCGGCGAGACATTCGCAGCGCTGAAGGCGAGGAGGCTGGCGGCATGACGCAATCACGCCGCATGTCGCTTGTCGAGGCCGTCACCAATGTCGTTGTGGGCTATGCGCTGGCCGTCGCCACGCAGATCGTGGTGTTTCCGTGGTTCGGCCTGCACCCCAGTCTCGGCGAGAATCTGGCCATTGGCGCCCTATTCACCGGGATCTCACTGGTCCGCGGCTACGCGCTGCGCCGACTATTCGAGCAACGGCGGCATGGCTGACCGCCGCCGCATGCCTGAATACGGGTGTGGTCGGGGTAAGGACCTGATAGAGATCTTGTCATGTTGCGTCTGTTTGACATGCTGGGCCGCTCCGCGGCGATGCGGGCCCTTGAGGATGCGCTTCGGGAGTCCGGCGTGCATCCGCTTCTCGTCCCGGACCCGGTCAAGCTGACCGTGATCAAGCTCAACAAGAAACATGCCGGTGTCAGGACTCAGGATGTTGCATGCGCCGAAGCCGCGCAACTTCTGGCCTATTGCATCCTCGGGCATGAGCAGTTCGCGGCCAGCAACAGCGCGGCGGATGCAGAGCGCATCGACGATCGTGTGGAAGCAGCGCTGGATGACGGCGATACGCTGGATGCGAAACTGATCCTGTTGACGCTGCATGCCGGGCAGATCGCCCAGGATATTGCCGATCGGATTGATCTCGACGAGACGTGATCCTGGTCAAGCGTTCAGACTGTAGATAGTACCTCCGTTCGCGTCTTTCCGGGAGGTGATCGCAAGCCCCAGCTTTTTCTTGAGCGCACCGGAGATCATGCCCCGCGCGCTGTGAGCTTGCCAGCCGGTCGCGTCAACAATCTCGCCAATGGACGCCCCCTCGGGCCGCTGAAGCAGCGCGATGATCTGAGCCTGTTTCGTGCCCGCCCGGACGGCGACGGGTTTTGGGGCATCGGTCGATTGGGGCGTCGGCGCGGGATCCGGCTTGGCCTTGCGCGGATTGGTCACCGTGCTGGCCACGACCGGCTCGATCCCGATCGCTTCGAGCCCGGCATCGGTCGCGATCAGCGTGGTGCCGTGACCATCGCCGGTTTCGCGCCAGAGCGGATCACCGCGGCGCAGATCGGCCTCGACCTCTTGGAGCCAGCCGCGCGAGATCATCGCGGCCACGGCTTTCTTCGCGGCGGCCCCGTGCAGCCCGTCGGGCAGCGGCATTGCCAGATTGCCGGGGCGGGTGGCCGCGCGGCTGAGGACGATGGTCTGGGTATCGGTGAGTTTTGGCATGGGAGCCTCCGGTGCTGACAGGGCGGCGCGGAATTGCGCGGCCTCCTACCGGGTGAAGCCCGCAAGTCGGCGAGCCGCACCCTTCTCCGGGGATTGGACAAGCTAACGGGTGTATTCGCCCTCGCCGAATGCGCTGTCGGTGATGCGCTTGAGCAGTCCGTTGTAGTGCTCGAGCGTGCCGACGTCGCCCCAGTCGATCTCGTCGGGGTGGGTCTCGAAATGCTCGTCGCTGAGGGCCTGCAGGCGGGCGAGCCGTGCGTCGATTTCGGCCTTCTTCGCGACGAAGGCGTTCAATGCGGCTTGCTTGTTCCTGCGGGCCTTCTCGGCGCGCAGCTGGTGGCGGGGCGTGGTTTGCAGGTTCAGGCTGGTCATGGTCTGGCTCCGTTGGGTGAGTTGCATCGTTTCCGTGTCATCACAATCGCTCGGATCCGTCGATTATCGTAGTCAAATCAAGATCATAAGATTGCTTTCTGCCCCGTTGCTGATCAGATCAGCCGCATACCGGCCAGCACGGTGCTTGCGGCGGCAAGCTGGGCGGTCGGCAGCTCGATCTTGAGATGCGAGATCACGTCCGACGCCTCGGCGGTGATACCGGCTTCGCGCAACGCGGCCTCGATGGCTTCAGCGACGGCGTCGGGGCTTTTGCGACTCAAAGGGTCGGGCAGCGTGTCGTGATGGATGCGGATGGTGGTGATGGCGGTCATGCGGTGTCTCCGTCCTGCTGTTCGAGCATGGCGAGGATGGCGCAGGCCATCCCGCCGAGGAATTCGCTGCGGCGAAAGACGATCTCGTCAATGTCGTTTGCCGTGGTGATTGTGGGATCGACCGCGAGGTCGTCCGCCATGTGCGGCAGCAAGCGGGCGGCCTCGGCGTTGTAGCGTCGGGCGATGGTCATGGGTGTATCTCCGGTCAGGCTTTGTTGTCCTGATCCGAGAATCGCTCCGATCCGGAGCGTAATCAACTGAATTAGACGATCTTAACCGTTTATATTCAATGGCCTAAGGGAGTGCATGGGGTCATGGAAGGTCTGTCTGAGCGTGCCTATGCCGCCCGGTCCGGGCTCTCGCGCGGGGCCGTGCAGAAAGCGCGCAAGACCGGGCGGCTGGTGCTTTACCCGGATGGGTCGATCAACGCGGCCGCCTCGGATGCGCGGCGGGCGGAGACGACCGATCCCGACCAGCAGATGCGCGCGCAAGGCGGGATTGGCACGGGCGGCGGCGATGGCACGGCCGGCGCGGTCTCTGGCCCTGGCGACAGCGCCTCATATCTGAAGGCGCGCACCGCGCTGACGGTCTACCAGGCGCAGGAACGTCAGCTGTCGATCCAGCGCAAGAAGGGCGTTCTGGTCGACCGCGCGCGGGCCGAGACGCTTGTGTTCCGCCTCGCGCGGCAGGAGCGCGATGTCTGGGTAACCTGGCCCACGCGCGTGGCCGCTCTGATGGCCGCGCAACTGGCCGCAGAGATGGAAACCGCATCGGGGGAGGCCGTGACGATCGAGACGGCGATCCTGCAGAGGGTGCTGGAAGCCCATGTCCGAGAGCAGCTCGACGCCCTCGCAGACCTCAGGGTTTCGCTTGAATGACAAGGGTGATGACCACGGCCTGACCGACAGTGACCTGACCGCCGACCTCGACCTCGGGTTTGACGGCGCCGAGGACATCCTGCGCGCCTGGCGGCGCGGCGTGCGCCCCGATCCGGATCTGACCGTGTCGGGCTGGGCGGATGCGCATCGCTGGCTGTCGTCGCGCGCCTCGGCCGAGCCGGGCCGGTACCGCACCGTGCGCACGCCCTACCTGCGCGCGATCATGGATGCGCTCTCGCCCGGACATCCGGCGCAGCGGATCTCGTTCATGAAAGCCGCGCAGGTGGGCGCGACCGAGGCTGGCAACAACTGGATCGGGTTCGTGATCCACCACGCGCCGGGGCCGATGCTGGCGGTACTGCCGACCGTCGAGATGGCCAAGCGCAGCTCGCGCGGGCGGATCGATCCGCTGATCGAGGACAGCGCTGCGCTGAAAGAGCGTGTGAAACCCGCACGCTCGCGCGACGCGGGCAATTCTATGCTGTCCAAGGAGTTCCCCGGCGGCATCCTCGTGTTGACCGGGGCGAACAGCGCCACCGGCCTGCGGTCCATGCCCGCGCGCTACGTGTTTCTCGACGAGGTCGATGCCTATCCGGCCTCGGCCGACGAGGAGGGTGACCCGGTCACGCTGGCCGAAGCCCGCACCACCACCTTCGCGCATCGGCGCAAGGTATTCATGGTCTCGACGCCGACCATCCGCGGGCTGAGCCGCATCGAGCGCGAGTTCGAGGCCAGCGACCAGCGGCGGTACTTCGTGCCGTGCCCGCATTGCGAGGCGATGCAGTGGTTGCAGTTCGAGCGTCTGCGCTGGGCAAAGGACCAGCCGGAGACCGCAGCCTACCACTGCGAGGGCTGCGCGCGCCCCATTGCCGAGCATCACAAGACAGCGATGCTGGAACGGGGCGAGTGGCGCGCGACAGGCGTGCCAACCGACCCGACCGCCATAGGCTTTCACCTTTCGGCGCTCTACTCGCCGATCGGCTGGAAAAGCTGGGCGCAGATCGCGCGCGACTGGCTGGCCGCGCAGGGTTCGGACGAGATGCTGCGTGCGGCACGCAACACCCTGCTGGGCGAGACATGGGTCGAGAGCGGTGAGGCCCCGGACTGGCAGCGGCTCGCGGACCGGCGCGAGACCTATCCGGCGCAGATCCCGGAACAGGGTCTGTTCCTGACGGCCGGGACGGATGTGCAGAAGGACCGCATCGAAGTCGATGTCTGGGCCTGGGGCCGGGGCCTCGAAAGCTGGCTCGTGGATCACATCGTCATACCGGGTGGGCCTGACGATCCCGTCTGCTGGGAGGCGCTGACCGCGCTGCTGGGCCGCACATGGGCTCACGAGAAGGGGGCTGTCATGACGCTGGCGAAGCTCGCCATCGACACGGGCTACGAGTCTGCCGCCGTTCATGCCTGGGCGCGCCAGCAGGGCACGGCGCAGGTGGCGCCGGTCAAGGGGCTGGAAGGCTTCAACCGGGCGACGCCGGTCTCGGGGCCGACCTTCGTCGATGCCACGGTAAACGGCCGCAAGCTGAAACGCGGCGCGCGG